GCCAGTTAATTAAGTAAATATTCCTATGCCAGCTGTCAATAGCCAAATCCTTCAAGCAGATTACAACGATATCAGAAACAAGATGGTTGCCATTTTAGGTAGTGGCTCCGGCAATTTCGGATGGGGCCAACAGGCACGAATTAACAGCTCTGCGGTAGCGGAAGGTACCAAAGTCACTATCAACGAATGGGCTAATCTTCGATACGATGTAATCAACGCCTACAAACACATCAACGGTGCGAATCCCACCACAGCTCAAGTAGCCGAAGGCAACACTATTCGGTATACTTCAAACTTTACGCCAGACACCGGCACATTGGATGTGCCACAGAAGCAGTACGATGATTGGGCCAACGATATCACAAACAATAGATTTACGGTGGACGCAGGGGAAAGTGTGGTCACCGCTGCTATATCACAGACACGAACCACTGCATGGAATGGTTCTGTGAGTTGCGTGATAGGTTTTTATTTCGGCAGCGCCAATGAGGCTCGTTGGTTTTTCAACAGTGGCGGCCAGATACGAGTTAGTTCATCCAGAACCGGCGGTGCTGCCAGCACTCAAAACACATCATGGTCGAATCTGTTGACAGCAGTAGGCACACAGACTTTCGGAGCAAACAATCCCGGCACAGGCACCACTCCCAGTGATGGCCTAAATTGGTATCGTTGCACCAGCACATTTCAAACATATTATACTGGAACAGCCTCAAGTCCTTATGGTTCTAACAACATACAGTTGCAAGCTCGAGTCACTGACGTCGCTAATAACTCCACTGGCACAGCAGCCTACGGAGAAATTCGTGTGGTATTTACAGACGGATACGTTGATCCAGGCATCGCCCCGATATTTCCAGGACCACAGCCTGCAACTCCAGCAGATTACCTCCCAGATGATGTCGTGGATGGCACACTCTCTGTGTCATGCAATCTACGATATGCAACCGGCATTATGGTTCCTAGCAGCGCGGTATTCACGGTTTCGCAGCCCACGTTAGGCATAGGCGCAGTGACTGGCAGTTAATTAATTTCTCCAGGTGCTGATTCACCTATAAATAAACTACGCAGTTTATATTAGGAGAATGTATGCAACAGCAGCTGAAAGCAGCTTTGGATTTTGCCAATTATCAACAGACTTTTTCTATCCAGAAAAAAATCCTCAAAGAAAGATCCGAAGCCAAACTCAACTATGGCCATAGTGGTGGTATATTTCGCATTGACAGAGACCTGCTGACTTTTGTAGAGATGCTGTGCGCTAAAGGTAGACTCACAGACGTAGTACTGCTCGATGTCAATCAAAATCCCGTATTGATCAGTGATGTACAGATATTTCGTGATGAAATATTCAGCAGATATTTTGAAGTCACTAATGAATATTTTGCTCAATATCAGCAAATGAAAAAAAGCAGATCTGTGGAAAAACTAATACAGTCATGACCAAAGGCATTTTGATCTATGCGTATAATAATCGCACAGTAGACTATGCTTTGCTCAGCATAATCAGCGGCGGCCTGGCCAAAAAACATCTGTCAGTTCCAGTGAGTTTGATCACTGATTCTACAACCATTGAGTGGATGAAACAGAGCATGGTCTTTGATTTGGCCAATACTGTATTCGACCAGATTATATTAACTGAAAAACCACAAACTGGCAACCAACGATTTCTCAGAGATGGTATTGATGGACAGATGGTTCCATTTACTAACACCAACAGACATTCAGCTTGGGAATTAACTCCATATGACCGAACACTGTTGATCGACAGTGATTATTTTATACTGTCTGATAACCTCAACAGCTATTGGGATGTTGATCAAGACATAATGATAGGAGAATCCATCAACGACATCTACAGTCAAAATAGATTAGGATATCTTGATGTTAATATTTCTGAAACTGGAGTAAAACTATATTGGGCTACTACAGTAATGTTCACTAAAAATTCTGCGTCTAAAATGTTTTTTGACACAGTGGAATATGTCAAACAAAATTATCTGTACTATGCTGATGTTTTTAGATTTGATCACAGACAGTTTAGAAACGACATTGCCTTTAGCGTGGCTAAACATCTGTTAGATGGGTTTGAAGAAACTGTATTAGGCCGTCTGCCAGCGGTATTATCAGCGTTAGACAAAGACATCCTATACGAAGTTGATGGACCTACATTGAAATTTTTAGTTGACTACAAATTAGACAATACATATTGTGCTGCTGCTGTTCGCGGATTAGATATTCATATCATGAACAAACAAAGTATTGTGAGACACAAACAGCAGTTATTGGAGATGATATGAATTTTGGATATCTCCTAATAGTTGCAGAACATGACACAGTTGATTATCTCAGCATGGCCTATGCCCTTGCGCTCAGTATCAAGAACACTCAAAAGCCAGGCTACGACAAAGTAGCATTGGTAATAGATGATCAATCGAAATTACAAAAACTTAAAAGCCCGTGGGTGTTTGATCATGTTATAGAATGGAACCAAGAAACATTTTGGGACGGACGTAGCTGGATGGATCAGCTGACCCCGTTTGACCACACTGTATGTTTGGATGCTGACATGTTATTCATGCGAGATTATAGTCATTGGATTGATTATCATATTGAAAACTCCCAGCTGTATATTGCCAACAAGGTTCATACATATAGAGCACAGATAGTCACCGATAGAACTTACCGCAAATGCTTTGATAAAAATCATCTACCTGATGTATATTCTATGTGGACATTTTTCGCTAAAGATTCTCAAATGGTTCGAGAGTTTTTTGACCTGGGCAGACACATTATTAAAAATCCTGTGGAGTTTGCCAATGTGTTTTTGTCAGAATACAAACCCAAGGTGGTAGGCACAGATGAAGCATTTGCTCTGGCAGCTAAAATTCTGGATATATCGGATCAAATAGCATATCCATTAGAGTTTCCTAGGATTGTTCACATGAAACCCATGATACAGAACTGGCCTTGGCCTGCAGACACTTGGAGCAATCATGTGGGATTTTATCTTGACAAAAAAGCACAATTAAAAATTGGCAATTACCAACAGCATGACATTGTACATTACGTAGAAAAAGATAAAATTACCGATGAAGTCATTAACATCTTAGAGGAAATAGCATGGAAACTATAGAAACCATAGAAGATTTTGAAAAATGGATAGCGGAGTATAAGCCCGCACCTACGGTTTACGCCGCAGTGTTTGACCCCACTACTGGCAAGGTTATTAGCATTGGTCCCGATTATGCTTTTCCCAACGAAGTCAATAAAGTCGTTGTAGATAGTCATTTAGCTGAATCTATAATCAATGCGGAGATACAGATAGAAAACTGCATGATAGACATCAGCTCAGGAAATTTAGAAATTGCAGAATTGAAAACCTTAATCAAGCTAGATGATGTATTGCACAGAATTATTTCAACAGAATATTCCGCAGTCACAAAACCAGATGTATATTTGACATATACCAAACGAACTAAAACATTAAAAATACAATTGTCACAGGAATTCGGCGGAACAAAAAAATTAAAGACTGAAGGCCAACGAAGAAACTTTGTCTGGGATGGCAGCACTGAAATGAATTTTTTAATCACCGCATATAACGATCCTAACATATTGTATCAGAATCATGTTATCACGATCAATGATCTTATCGGTAAGACTGTGACGGTGAAAAATATTGACTTTGACCAGTTCAGTGTATATACAAGACGATTGTTTAAAAATTACGTGATAGAATATAAATGAAAACAGTAGAATTTGATGTAGTGTTTTTAAGCTACGACGAACCCAATGCAGATCTTCACTACGCTGATCTCTGCGCCAAGGTGCCTTGGGCCAAACGTGTTCATGGAGTAAAGGGCAGCGATCATGCTCACAAAGCCGCGGCTGAATTATCAGAAACAGATTGGTTTATCACAGTAGATGCAGATAACATTGTTGATCCTTCATTTTTTAATTTAGATCTCAACATGGACGATCCTAAGATCCAGGTGTATGGATGGTGTGGTCGAAACAGCATCAATGGCTTACGCTATGGCAACGGCGGATTAAAAATCTGGAAGAAAGATTTTGTCCTTAATATGAAAACTCATGAGAACAGCGACAGCGATCGAGGTCAAGTAGATTTTTGTTGGGAGGACGGATATCGCAATTTTCCCAGAGTTTACAGTGAAAGTGTTATTACAGGATCACCGTTCCAGGCGTGGAGAGCAGGATTCCGCGAAGGTGTTAAGATGACGCTGCTTGACGGAGTACGTGTACCACCCCAAGAAATCCGAGAACAGATTTGGTGGCATAATATTCATAGACTACGTATGTGGTCCACAGTTGGTGCTCATGAAGAAAACGGTATGTATGCAGTCTATGGTGCTAGATTAGGCACATGGTTAGCAAATTGCACTGAATGGAATTATGTAGAAGTACGAGATTTTGAAATTCTTAGAGGTATCTGGGAGCAGTACGGACGCCCTTACGAGCAAGCTAATGGGCAAGACCTTGACACAGCTATTCGAGACCTTGGCGAAAAAATCAAACAACAGTTGGGATTCGATTGGCCGTTTCTTGATGCAGCACAGAGCAAATACACATTAGATCTATATGACGAAACAATCAATTTAGGATTGACGTATTACAGGGCCGTTGACAATGTATGATGTGTTCTATGTCAGTAAAGGCTCAGTAGACACCCAGGCATGGCAGCAGTTTCAACTGAGATTTCCTAACGCACAAAAACTCGAACATGTTCAAACATTTGAAGAAGTAAGGGCTCGAGCATTTACAAAATTTTTCTGGGTAGTTTGGGACTACGTAGAATTAGATTCCGAATTTCATTTAGATTATTGTGTGACCAAATGGGATGAAAGTTACATCCATGTGTTTCTAAATAATCAATATTACGACGGAGTCTGTTTGTTTCCAAAATCTGCAAAGATACTGCAACGTGAGTGGGACTACAGATTTTTCACCAATAAGAAACAAATAGACACAGTGGCCAGCAGCCCTAAAAAACTTGATGTGGCATTCATCTCCTATTACGAACCGTTCGCTGAAGAAAGATATCAATCATTGTTATCTAAACTCGACGGAAATAAAATCCACTGGATTAAAAATGTGCAGGGAATACATCAAGCTCACATAGCAGCGGCAACAGCAGTATCTACAGATATGTTTTATGTAGTAGACGCAGATGCTATTATTTTAGATACCTTTGATTTTAATTATCATATTCCTTACTATGACTTCAATGCCAAGTCTACAGTGCATGTATGGAAAAGCCGTAATCCGGTCAACGGATTAGAATA